ATCCATATTCTGCAAACATCTCTGGCGATCAGTATTACGTTGCTGGTTATAAGGGCACTTCACCTTATGACGCAGGTCTGTTCTATTGCCCATATGTTCCTCTCCAGATGGTTCGTGCCGTCGGTGAGAACACCTTCCAACCAAAAATCGGGTTCAAGACTCGTTATGGTATGGCTGCAAACCCATTTGCAAGTGCTGCTGGTGGAGCAAACACTGGTGGTCTCCGTACCAACGACAACCGTTACTACAGAAGAGTCAAGGTTCAAAACCTCATGTGATATCAGCCTTCGGGCATTCACTTCTCAGAGGGTTCTTCGGAACCCTCTTTTTTTATCTAAATAAAAATAAAAAATGGCTTGTAATTTTCCCAACCAAATAAACAATAGAAACTTTTTATCTCCGGTTGGTTTTAAGTTTACATTATCAAAAGATCCAAAAATTTCTTTTTTCTGCAATTCTGCAAGAATACCTGAAATTAGTTTAGGTTCTGCAGTTCAACCAAACTATCTCAAGGATTTGGATGTTCCTGGAGACAAGTTAAATTATGGTGATTTTTCTTTAAGATTTTTAGTTGATGAGAACATGGAAAATTATATGGCAGTTCACAATTGGTTGACTGGTCTAGGATTTCCAGAAACTACTCAGCAATTTAGAGATTTAATAACTGATGATAATGGAGTAAGAAATTTAAACTATCAATTTAGTGATGGAAGTCTTCACATCTTAAATAGCAATTTCAGAGATGTTGCTATTGTAAAATTTAAAGATTTATTTCCAACTTACTTAACATCTTTAGAATTTGAGGCAAGTGATTCTGATATAAACTACTTTACAGCAGAGGTCACTTTCAAGTATACTATCTACAATGTACTAGCATCCGATAATAGAACACCCTTATGAATCTTGATCAAATTCAGGAGATGTGGGAAAGAGATTCTCAAATCGACCCTGATAATCTACATGATGAATCTTTAAAAATTCCTCAACTTCATTCAAAGTATTATACTCTCTATAATACCATCACATTGTTGAGAGAAAAAGCACGAGAGTCTTATAACAGAGTTAGACTGGAAAGATATAACTATTATACTGGAAAGGCACCAGCAGAGGTTTATGTTGAAGATCCCTTCCCATATAAAGTTAGAGATAAAGAAGCATTACAGAGGTATCTGGATGCCGATGAGAAGTTAAATAAAGTAGATCTCAAAATTCGTTATTATGATGTCGAATTAAAGTTCTTGGAAGAAATCATCAAAACAGTTTCAAATAGAACTTTTCAAATTAAGAATGCAATTGATTGGAACAAATTCCAAGCAGGATACAACTAATGGATGATAAAGAATCACCTTTTGTTTTAGATTTTGGTATAGAAGATATACATCTTTTATACCATTGCGTATGTAAAAGAATTGAGACTTGGGAAGGACATCCATCCAGACATCCTTATGAGCAGGAGCATCTCAATTACTTAAAGACGGAATTATATAAGGCAGTATTAGATTTTAAGTTTAATGGTGAAGACTAAATACCTATAGGTGAATCCTATGGATTATGTCTCATTTGATTATTTCAAAAAAGAATGAAGTATATCTTCAGGTAAAAGCAGAACCTCACGTCTACTACGAGTTAGCAGATCAATTTACCTTTGATGTACCAGGCGCAAAGTTTATGCCTCAGTATCGTAGTAGACATTGGGACGGAAAAATTCATTTATTCAATACTCAAACTGGAGAGATATATGTTGGGTTATTGGATAAACTTACAAAGTTCTGCGATGATCATGGATATACTTATGAGTTTGTAGATAATAAGTTTTATGGTCTTCCTTTTGAGACGAATGATTTTATCTCAAAGGAAGGTGTGAAAGATTATATGAATGCTATTTGCAAGTATTCTCCCCGTGATTACCAAGTAGAGGGAGTATACGACGCCCTAAAACATAATAGAAAGTTGTTGATATCCCCAACTGCTTCTGGAAAGTCTCTGATGATATACTCTCTTGTGAGATATTACGTTGAGAAGCAACAAAATATTCTGATAGTCGTTCCGACGACTTCCCTAGTAGAACAGATGTATAAAGACTTTGCAGACTATGGTTGGGACGTAGGTTCATATTGCCACAAGATTTATGCGGGACGTGAAAGAGAAACAGATTCTCAGGTAATCATCACTACCTGGCAGTCCATCTATAAACTCCCTCGCAAATATTTTTCAAGATTTAATGTGGTTGTTGGAGATGAAGCACACCAGTTTAAAAGTAAGTCATTAATATCTATAATGTCTAAGCTTGCTGATTGCAAGTATCGATTTGGATTTACCGGAACACTTGATGGCACACAAACTCATAAGTGGGTGTTGGAAGGTTTATTCGGTCCTTCATATAAAATTATTCGTACAGAAGAATTAATGAAGAAGGGACATGTAGCCAAATTGGACATTAATGTACTTCTACTGAAGCACCCAGCACATAAGTTTGAAACGTTTGAGGATGAAGTTCAATATATTATTAATCATGAACGTAGAAATAAATTCATTCGCAATCTTGCATTAGATCTTAAGGGCAATACTTTGATACTCTTTGCAAGAGTTGAAGGACACGGACAACCACTCTATGATTTGATAAATAATTCCACGATTGATGAACGTCAGGTGTTTTTCGTTCATGGTGGAGTGGCCACAAAAGATAGAGAACTAGTCAGGGAGATTACTGAAAAAGAAAACAACGCAATTATCATTGCTTCATATGGAACTTTCAGTACAGGCATCAACATTAAAAATCTCCATAATGTTATTTTTGCTTCTCCATCCAAATCTAGAATTCGGAATCTCCAGTCTATTGGACGCGTCCTTAGGAAAGGCAATAACAAAACAAAGGCAACTCTCTATGACATTGCTGACGACATTTCCTACAAGTCCAGGAGAAACTACACACTTAATCATCTAATCGAAAGAATTAAAGTTTATAACGAAGAAAATTTTAATTATGATATCGTAAATATACCACTAAAGAACTAATGGAAGAAGAATTTTACTCTATTATAAAACTTGTATCTGGTGAAGAAATACTTTCTTTGATTTCTATTGATGAAAATAATGGTGATCCTTTAGTAATACTTCAAAATCCTATTACTATGAAAATGATTGAAACTCCTCAGGGTATGCATATTAAAGTGAAATCATGGATGGAATTATCAGAAGATGATTTCTTTATTGTAAGACCTGATAAAATTATTACTATGACTGAAACTAAAGACGAAAGACTTATAGAAGTTTATAACAGTTATATTCAAGATGATGATTCTATTGAAGTTCATACACCATCAGGTAGAGTTCAACCATCATCGAAGATGGGATATATATCTTCAGTAGAAGAAGCACGTAAGTCTCTAGAAAATCTTTATAATCTTAAAGATACTAAAGAAAGCTAAAGCCTCATCTTCAAACCTAACAAAGGTATTCTACTCATAATTCACTATGTTGTCAAGCCCTAAAAGTGTGCTATAATAAACATAACTTATAGTATTAACGAGTAATGATTTATGCCCAAAAAGAAATCAGAACATTATGTAAACAATAAAGAGTTGTTAGAGGCAATGATTAACTACCGTGCAAGGGTAGAAGTATCATACAAAAAGACTTTCAATAGAGACCTTACTGAGTTGCCGAAGCAAGAGAGAGGAAAGCAATGGGAAGGTAAACCACCTATTCCGAACTATCTTGGTGAGTGTTTTCTAAAGATTGCAACACACCTCTCATATAAACCAAACTTTGTGAACTATATGTTTCGTGAAGATATGATTTCTGATGGGATTGAGAATTGTGTCCAGTACATTCATAACTTTGACCCAGAGAAGTCAAAGAACCCCTTTGCATACTTTACTCAGATTATTCACTATGCCTTCCTGAGACGCATTCAGAAGGAGAAGAAGCAACTTGATATTAAGACTAAGATTATTGAGAAGACTGGTTTTGATGAGGTAATGATGGTTGACGACAGCTTGCTTTCTGGGCACAGTTCAGAGTATAATAGTATCAAAGACGCTATCCAATATAAGAACCGATGAAGGTTGCCATCATTACAGATAGTCACTATGGGGCAAGGAAAGGTTCCAAGCACCTACATGATTACTTCGAACTATTTTACAAAAACATCTTCTTTCCTGCTCTAGAAGAGCATGGAGTAGAAGCAGTCATTCATATGGGAGATGCTTTTGATAGTCGAAAGTCGATTGACTATCAAAGTCTTCAGTGGGCAAAGAGAGTTGTGTTTGACCGACTCAAAGATTACAAAGTGCATATGATTGTGGGAAACCATGATACATATTTTAAAAACACCAATGAAGTTAATTCTCCAGGTTTGCTTCTATCTGACTATAATAATATTTCTGTATATAATGAACCTACCGAAGTAAATGTCGGTGGACTGGACATTTTATTTTTACCTTGGATTAATGCTGATAATGAGAAAGTATCTATCGAAACTATTAAAAAGACAAATTGCCGTGTGTCGATGGGGCACCTTGAACTCTCGGGATTTAGAGTTAATCGACAAATCATCATGGAAGATGGTTTGGAAAGCAAGTTATTTGAGAAGTTCACTAAAGTCTTTTCAGGTCACTACCATACAAGATCAGATAATGGAACAGTCTTCTACTTAGGTAATCCTTATGAGATGTATTGGACTGATGTGAATGATACTCGTGGTTTTCATATCTTTGATACTGAAACCCTCACTCATACTCCAATCAATAATCCTTATAAATTATTTTATAATATCTATTATGAGGATACCAATTACAAACTCTTTAATGCTTCTGAGTATGAAAACAAGATTGTAAAGGTGATTGTTCGTAAAAAAACAAAACCAAAAGATTTTGAAAAGTTCATTGATAAACTTTACTCTGTAGGAGTCCAAGATCTTAAAATTATTGAGAACTTTGAGATTCAGGAATCTGAAGATTTTGAGATTGATGAAGAAGAAAATACACTTTCTATTCTAAATCGTTATATTGATGAATCTGAGTTTGAACTTGATAAAAGCATTATTAAAGGTATCTTTCAAGATTTGTATCGACAAGCTTGCGAAGTAGAATAAATGTTTCTTCTCACTCTTAAAGACAATAAAGATGATGGTGCATATGCCGTCCAAGATAGGTACGGACATAAAGTGCTTTTTTTGTTTGAAGAGGAAGATGATGCCGAAAGATATGCTATGATGCTAGAGGATCAAGAAGATGCGGAGATGGATATTGTAGAAGTTGATGATGAACTTGCGATAAAAACTTGTAAGTATCATTC